AGTTTGCATCCGCAAGACATGCATGTGATTATCAGCAGTGATGGTGATTTTCAACAGCTGGTAGCTGACAACTGTTGGATCTACAACGGTATTGCCGGCTTGCTATACACGCACACGGGCATTTATGATCGCGACGGTAAAATTGCCAAAAACTCTCGAGGCGAAGAACTACCAGTTCCTGATCCTGAATGGTTGCTGTTTGAAAAGTGCATGCGTGGTGACGACGGTGACAATGTCATGAGTGCTTATCCCGGTGTTCGCAAAAAGAAACTGTTGGAAGCTTATGGCGATCGGCACAATCGCGGTTACACTTGGAACAATCTCATGCTCAGCAAATGGGTGGACCATAACGAGCAGGAACATCGGGTACGTGATGATTACGAACGCAATCGTTTGCTAATTGATCTTGATGCTCAACCACAAGATCTCAAAGAAAAGTGGGACGAGGTGATTAGAAACAGCATTATTCAACAACCACGTCAGCAAGTGGGTATCAAACTCATGCGGTTCTGCAATACTCATGGTTTGATTCGCATTGAAAAGTATCATCAGGAATATGCTCCCTGTTTCAGCAGCATGTATACTGGACATTTGACCCAGGAACTCTGTGCAGGTAAATAGTTGCACAATGGTAGTAGAAAAGACCCCGGGACTTTATGCTTGGCGTGTGCAAGTGGCCGAAACAAACAACTGGCAGACCCACGAACGTCTAGATTTATGGTTGAAGCAGAACTTTGCCGATGAACGTTATGTGTTGGCTTATACCAATGTAGCGTATTTCAAAAATGCCGAGGATGCCATGATGTTTGCAGTCATGTGGTCTTAATGTCGCGTGAATGGTATTTGCAAAATCCTTTTAAGCCTGGCTATATGTGCAAGCTACCTCTTGGGCACGGTGGCCATCAAATTTGGTATCAGTTACCACAGGTAATGCGAACTTGGTGTGATACTGAAACACAAGGTGCCTATTGGTGGGAACCTGGACTGGCAGTGATTTATTTTGAACTGGCTCAAGATGCCATGATGTTTGAAATGCGTTGGCTTTGACATTTACATGTTTCACAGTTAGTGTTGGTTATGAAAACAACAATTACATTGCGTGTGTTAACTGACAACAGTTGGTTGGCTTGGCAGGGTGACACTCGTCAAGCTTTGGTTGTACAAACTGCCGATAATCTTTTATGGGTAACAGCTCAGGGGGCTCGGGAGTTTCAAGATCAAAACCATTTGGAACAAGCTATGAATATTGAACTGGAAGTTTTGGAACCACAGGTAGAGGAAGTTCAGGATCAAGAACAGCAAGTGGTCCAAGGGTTTCCTGTCAAACACTGGCCAGTTTTCAATGTATCAACAACAGCGCCTATAACATATACTAAAACAGCCACTAGCAAAACTGCTTATGCGGCGGGATATTGGGCGTTTTTGTTCGCAGCAGGATGGACCGGCAGCTGGTGCCCCAAACTGCAAACACTACAAGACTATCAGCATATTGGGCCATTTACCAGCAAGCTGGAAATGCAAACAGCCATAAACGCAAAAAATCGTGAGAGTTAAAATGGATATTCAACCCATTCAAGATTTTCAAAACAGCTATCGAGCAGCTAGAGACAGTAACAGTCGAGAAATCCGTTTGAGTGTGAATCAAGCACAAAAACTGCATGATAGTATCAGTGCTGTTTTAGCTGAGTTAGTCAAGCTGCAAAATCAAACCATCATGCTACAAGAGCAACTTAACGATGCTCTAAAAAATCCCACTATGGATTGGAATGGAGGAAGATTTTGAAATTCCGTTTTCGTAGGTGCGAGCATGAACTACTCACAGACTTGTTACCTGGCCGTCTTGATCTGTCATCAGGCAGTTGGATAGCAGGTGGGGCTGCTCGCTGCATGTGGTTTAATAAACCTGAGCACATTGCCAGTGTGGCTAGCCACCACTATCGTCACGACATTGACATTTTTTGTGCTAGTGAACAAGCTCGTGACGATGTGAAATCTTATATAGTAAAAAAGTGGTTCAATCTTGCCCCCACTGTGCATGATCCTTGGGAAATATCATTGCATGACAAGCCTCCCTACACTAATATCATGAACACACAAAACGCAACTACCTATATAAGTTGCTCTCACAACGACCGTTACATGAATTTGCAAGTGATAAACCGTTTGGCATTAAGCTTGGATGAATTATTTGACAGCTTTGATTTAATCAACTGTCACTTTGCAACCAACGGCATTTGGATGGTCACAACTGAGCAAGCCCTTGACAGCTGGCAACAGGGGATCATACAACGCAACCCTAGATATTCTGGTGATATCAAAATAGCCAGAATACTGAAATATTGTGTTTATGGGCTAACACCACCACGCGACATGTGGAAGGAACTTGTTAGCAAAAGCCTTGAAACTCGATCCCAGGGATGGAACCATGACTACACAGCTTGACCAAGCTCGCATGCAAAGCCTGCTGTGCGACTATATAGTGTGTGCACCGGAGCAAAATGCTGCCTGCTTTGCAGGAGTAGCTTTACCCTATCAGGATCTAGGAATATTTTTGATTTGGGTAATAAGTGGTGCAAAAGTCTATCAACAGGCATATGTATATCAAGATCGATTTCAAATTTTAGCCGACTTGAATCCCCAATGGCCCAACGTAAAAGGCACTGATTTGATTTGGAAAATCTATAGAACCATGGGACGTCGAGTTCAGAACATGAGCGATGAGCAAGTGTTAAACTTGTGCAACATGTTGTGGCCTGATGACCAACCCCAGTTTGCCTAATCTACCCACTGCTTGGTCCGGCAAGCAACAACTTGTTCTTTGGTTGATTGCCGAAACCAAGATTACAACGGAAATATCACATTCGCCATTGGACAGTCGACAAGTCATGAACTACATGTTCATGACTTCTAAACCTGATAACTTGTTGCTGACATTAAGTGGTTGTCGCTGGATGGAAAACCGTTTTGCCAACTGGACCTTGATGATAAAACATGAGCTTACTGCCGGTGATATTTTGCAGTTGACAACAAGTTTGCGAAACACTGTGTTTTATATTTCATGGGTTCGCAGCCATGTGGTTGCTGTTACTGTATGGGATGCTCGTGTCAACATGGAATGGCAAATGTTTGACTGGGATATTAAAAAATGGTTGGAGTTTAGAAAAACTCCTTGACACATGAAAAGTGTCATGCTACATACTGCGTATTATCAACAAGCAAGGACTAACACAAATGGCTCGTGCAGCTCAACGCAACAACACAATGATCGACACTATCAATATCACACCCAGCCGTTTGCAGCATGCAATTCGACACTGCATTGCACGGCGTCGACCACTAATGGTTTGGGGTCCACCAGGTATTGGCAAGAGCGACATTGTGGCCTTTGTAGCACAAGATCTCGGCCGCCCCATTATTGACATTCGACTGCCCCTACTTGAACCCACAGACATGCGTGGTATTCCCTACCTTGCTGAAGTCAAGGTTTACAACGAACAGGGTGAACTAGTGCGTGATGAGCTGGGAGTTCCAGTGACTGATCGCGAGTTTCGTTGGAGCCCACCAAGCGATCTTCCCACAGATGCACTAAGCAATGCACTGGTGTTTTTTGATGAAATCTCTGCTGCACCGCCCAGTGTGCAGGCTGCAACATACCAAATCATTCTCAATCGTCGCATTGGCAGCTACAAGCTTCCTGACAATGTTGTAATGGTTGCTGCTGGCAATCGTGTGCGTGACAAGGGTGTTGCTTACAACATGCCAACTCCTCTAGCCAATCGGTTCAGCCACGTTACGCTGGAACCCAACATTGATGACTGGAAGGATTGGGCCATCCGTAACAAAATCCATCGTGATGTTGTGGGTTATCTCAGCTTTCAGCCTCAGGATCTCATGAACTTCAACCCCAGCAATGACAGCTATGCATTTGCCACGCCACGTACTTGGTATTTCGTAAGCGATCTGCTGCAAGAGCCTGATGGCCGTGACGCTCAGCTAGATGCTGAAACACTAAGTGATCTCATCCGCGGCACAGTGGGTGATGCAGCTGGCACCAAGTTTCTCAGCTATCGACGCAGTGCTAGCAGCCTGCCCAATGCACGAGATATTCTTGATGGCAAAATCAAGTCACTCAAGAACATCAGCCCAGATGTCATGCATGCACTGGTGATTGCTCTATGTTATGAGCTGTTTGCAGGTAACTCTCGTGCTCGTGCTGCACTGGCAAATGGCGATCGTGATGCTGTGAAAAACTGGCATGTAACAGATGTTGATGCATTTTTCCGCTTCATGATGGACAACCTACCTCCAGAAATGTGCGTGTTTGGTGGCAAGACGCTGCTAAACAACGAAAATGGTGTTGCTGTCAACGGCATGCTGCTGAAAACTTGGGCCGAGTTTACTGATCGATTCCTTGAACTAATGCCCAGCCGTAACTAAACATCACAAAAAAAGGCGCGCAAGCGCCTTTTTTTACCACTTGACAGACTAGACATGTGCTATACTATTCAGATATAAACGCGAGGTTGTCATGGACGATACAGAAAAGAAAATTACCAAAGCCAAAATCAAGTTGTTTTTTGATCATCCATTTTTTGGTAATCTAACCATGGGCATGAAGCTGCTGGACATGACAGACAGCGGTTGGTGTCCCACTGCGGCAACTGATGGCCGTAATATCTATTATAATCGAAACTTCTTCAAAGATCTCACACCCAACGAAGTGATCTTTGTGCTGTGTCACGAAGTGCTGCATGTGGCTTTTGATCATCTTGGTCGGCGCAATCATCGTGATCCCAGCTACTGGAACATGGCAAATGATTATGTAATCAATGCCATGCTCATGAAGGAAAAAATTGGCACTATGCCAACCAAGCCCGTGGAAGATCCCGAGGCCCGCAAGCGTGGTGAAACCAGCCAGCGTGTGGGCTTGTATGATGCTCGTTATGATGGGTGGTATAGCGAAAAGATTTATGAAGATCTACAAAAGCGCAAGGTCGAGAAAAAGCTCACACTGGACGTACATCTTGAGCTGGGTGATGATAGCAAAGATGGCCAGGGTGGCGACCAAGGCAACAACAAGCGTCCAGGCGGTCATATTGAAATCTCTGCCGAAGAGCTTAAAAAAATTCGTGAAGAAATGCGAGGCCGGGTTATCACAGCAGCTCAAAGCGCACAAGCCGCTGGCAAGCTGCCTGCAAGCATTGCACGACTGGTAAACGAACTAGTTGAGCCAGTTATTGATTGGCGCGAGCTACTTGCGCAAAACATTCAAAGCTGTCTAACTGATGATTTCACTTTTCAGCGTCCCAATCGCCGGCACATGTACAGTGGTGTGTTTCTGCCCACACTAAAGAAAGACGAGACAGTGGACGTCACAGTGGCTCTGGACATGAGTGGCAGTATCACTGACGCCATGGGTCGTGAGTTTCTCAGTGAAATTTGGGGTATTGCCAACAGCTATGCTGACTTCAAAATCAGTGTGTTGTGCTTTGATACCAAAGCTTACAACTTTCAAGTGTTCACACCCGACAATATTGACGAACTGCTTGCATATGAATGCAAAGGTGGTGGTGGAACAGATTTCATGGCTTTTTGGAACTACTGGCGCGACAACAACATTGAGCCCAAAAAAGCTGTGATTTTCACTGATGGATATCCCGGAGGTGAATGGGGTCCTAGCAACTATGCTGATACTCTTTGGATTATTACTGAAGGGCGTCATACTAAAATTGTGCCGCCTTTTGGCGAATATGCATATTTTGAATCACACCAAGGTGTGGTAGAAACAGGAACAGTTTAAGGAACATTATGACAGCAGAATTCAACGGACAACTACAAGAACTAACTGTGCGACTTTGCAGCATGATTGCTGAAAAGCTTGCTTATGTGAGTGAAAACCTCGACGCCAACGAACGGCGTCGAGTTACTCGCATGATTGAAGATGATCTTCCCACAGTTGTAGCCAACACTATTGCCAAAACTTTGAGTTTACATAGTGCAAGTGGTGTTGAGTGGTTTGAGCAAAATATCGAAAACATGGC